AAAGGATAAGCACCGTAAAGCGCCTGCCACTTTACTTCATCTACTACCGTTGTAACCGCCGGTGTTGGTGTTAAACGGCGTGCGCGGACACTACAGCGACCTTGAAATGTCACCATATCCAGCGTTGCACCAACTGTCTGACGTGACTTTGCTGAACCCTTTAGGATGATCTGCTTCAGCATTGGATTGCCAATGGCTGCACCAGATTCATTAACCGGCGTTACTTCAACTTCAATCGTGACGTTTACAGCTCCCTGATTTCCACCTGAAGAAACTGTGTAAAGTCCATTACTAGCAACAAAGTTACATAGCACCCGGCTACGTTCAATATTGTCAAGAATGAATGGGCCAATCCATTTTTCACCTATTGAACTGATCTTTGGCGATAAGGCTGCTGTTTGCTGATTCGAAAGTTCCTTAAGCTTTAACCAGTTTTTGTTTACCGCAGCTGGATTGGATAAAGTCATGCGGTCGTCAGCAACCGACAAGACACTATAAGTCCCGTTTAAATCGTAAGTCTGGCCGTTAAACGTGAATGAGGCATTGGTGATTTCTACGCGGTCATTACTTACAAACTTAGTGGTTAAATCTGTGTTGTTCGCCGCTGCACGCAGGATCTCGTTTGGATAGGCAAAGTGAAGATAGTTAGTACCATCTAAAGACTGTGTATCTGCAGGACGGAGAACTTGGCCATTAACAGAAGTTTGATGCTGAACCGTTAAGGGTGGAGTTGTAATTTCGGTACCAAGCGAGAAATATGGCTCACCCGAGACAATATCGACACCCGGTCGAAAGACTTCTACCGATGCGCCGGCAATATCGACAATATTGGTTTCACCGTCATAAGCACCATTAATTTTATAGTGGCCACGACCAATACAACCGACAACATGCTCTACTTCAACATTGTTTTCATATACCTTGTAAGGCACCGCGATTAGATCAGGGGTATCGTGAGCGGCACCATAAATATCAGCAATACGACCATTTACGCGAGTTTTATTTTCACGGTTTGATAATTCGTTATTTGCAGACGAGGATTGATTGTTATTCTGGTTGGTTTGGGTAATTGATGGTACTGGCATTAATAATGCAACAGCCACACCCATAACTATAGAGGCAACCACTATCCAAGCTAGAGTTATGGGGTCCATACCCTTGGGATTCTCAATTACAATGAAAGTGCCTGGCAAGAAATCGAGCTGCTTTAATTCATATGCATTCTTCGGCGTGACTTCATTCGCAAATGAAATTTCTGCATGATCCATATTGCTTGTGGTATGAAAAATACGGACATGCTCAGGCATATGGTCATATTTTGAAGTAAGCCATTGACCCAAAGTTTCGGCGTGTTCAATTGTTTTGTCTTCGGATAAAGGGTCTTGTTTATAAATAATCTTAATCATAGAAACTCACACGATTAAATCCAAATGCTTGAACGACTTGAATTGGCATCCATGAAACGCCTGATTCCTGCAAATGCAAAATACGCCCCAAACGAAAAAGCCCCACATGTGGGGGCTTGTTTCGGTATCTAGAGTGAAAGGCGACTATGCAGCCTTCCTTAGGCATAGGCAATGGATTTAGTAACTTCAATCTTGATGGCAGAAATACCTTCTCTTTGACGGGCTTCATAAAAAACTCAAGCGCCTCTCCTCGATCAATATCATATAGATCCATTGCAGCTTCATGCGCGAAGTGAACACAGTTGTAGTATTCCTCGTCATATTGCTTATCGAGCAAATGATCGTGACTCTTCATATAGCCCCCTTCAAACCACTAAAACGATCCAGTGCAAAGATATCTCCAGTCTTCGCAGTATTTAATCGTGGTGATTCAGCCTTGAATGTCACAGCTTTATGATTCATGGCAACACTGGAGAGTTGTAGACCTAGTAGATAAAACATTGGTGTATTCAAGTTATCTGAACTATAAAGGCGGTAATTTACGGTCGGCTTTACATTAGAGTATTGCCCCTCAATTACCCGTTCAAACTCATCCGGCAAAATATCACCAAGCCCAGATATTGAAACGGTCAAAGTCTGGTCCAGATCACCGAGCATTCCGGATCTTTGAATTGTCATTGGTAGGTATTCGTAAAATACTTGCCCCGCGCCTTCATTGTGCTGAACATACACTCCACGGTCATCATTACGGACCACCCGGTAAGTATTCATAAAAGAAGGGTGTGATAGTTCAATACATTCCAGTTGATAAACATCTACTTTTCGATTGAAAAAGAATTTGGCATATTCGTTATCCATTAGACCTCCCAATCTTTGATAAGTGCCTGATCAGCGATAAGGTTAGGCTGGTTTTGAACAACTTCGAGTTGTGCATTTACCCGGTAAAGGTTGCCATTCACCTCATTGGTCTTGAACGAGTTCGGAATGAAGTTACACAGGTATTGCTGACGTGTTCCCTGATCAATCACCAGATCCGCATAAAATGAGGCTGGTTTATTCTGGTAGACCCGCCAGAACGCCATCATTTTATTGAAATCGGTTTTACTTAAATTCCAGTTCACATCAACAATGTGGCTATTACGTTTTACATCGATGTAATAGCGTCCACGTCCTCCATCCATCTGCTGACGTTTCACATCATCACCCGGTGTTACGCCATAGCCGCTGGTCTGAGGATTTAGCTTTAACTTGTACATAACTTTCCTTCAGGTAATAAAAAACCGACCTCATAATGGGTCGGTATAAAATTATCTTTAACAACTAAAGTTTTGATATTTCTTCAGATATCTGACTAGATTCATGTAAAATATAGTTTATTAATTTATTTGAAATCGTTAGGTGAAGATGATAGTCAGCTGTTGTTCTAAACCTCTTTAATTTTTGTATTCGATTTTTGATTTCCGCAGCTCTTTTCTGAATCATTTCAGACGTTGAACCCGCAGGGTACCCACTAAGTCTGCTATAGACTTTTTCATGAGCTCCACATTTTGTCTTTGTTACTGGCCATAATAGTCGTTGTTCTAAATGATGTCGGACTTCATAAAAAGCATGGTAATAAGCACGCCCTATAATATTCCTTTTGTGACATTCATCATATTTTGTAGAATTACCTAACAGCTCATAACAGTAATTTAGTGTATCTGTAGTAGCCATTTTTTCAATCCACGCCCACTTCATAAGGAATAATAAAATATGAAAGTTTATTCAGTTCATCAATTAAACCCTCATCATAGCATTTACTAAATATTTCTGAATTCATAGCGTCAATCTCATCAAAACTTCTATCGACATAAAGCAATATTAAAAATTCATCATCAATAAAACTATATTCATATTTTCGGCACCGAACATTCCTTGAGTTAAAACATTTAAAAAGAATTGAACCGATATGTTTCAAGACTCTAGAATCAATTTCTAGTTTATTTTTAATTTCAAAAAACTGAATAAATTCATTAAAGTCTTCCTTTTTAAATCTTTTATAATAATTTAAATCATCATTTAAAATTCCATCTAGAAAATAAGTTATAGGTTTGAAGTCAATAGGAATAAAACTTTCTAAGGGTAAATTTTGTTTACTACACAAACTTATAATTTTATCAATATTTTCATTAGCACTAGAAAAATCTACTGAGCTAAGAAAAACAAAATAAAGATTCGATAAAATTGATACACTATTGCTAATTTTCAGTACTTCTCGAGCGTATTGATGCGCAAGAATAGGATTATCAAAATACATTTCAATAATACTATTGCTTAATAAAAACCAATCTAGTGGCTCAGTTTCTTTAATATCATTAAGCAACCGTTTGCATCTAAAATACTGAAATTCACTTATCGATCCAGTAAGAACAGCAGAGTTAATAATATCGGTTACTTCTGATGACTTAGTTTTAGGAACTGGGGGAAGCATAAGAATATTCACCAATTTTTTGAAATTTTGTCCTAATTTATTTAAAAAAGCTACCTCTAAAGGTAGCTTTTAAATTAACGATTCCGTCTTGCTGTCGTATTCTCAGTCAAAGACCGACTAATGGTTGAGTTTGGATTTGCGATTTGATCACTTACAAGCTTAGGTACCATTCTTGGAAGCTGCTTATCCAGTTCATCTTTAACAATGATCCGGACAGTTTGCTCATCCAGTTGTTCGGCTTCAACTGTCGCCCCACTCACCTGATTAATCACTTCAATTTTGAAATTGATTGTCGGTGTAGAAGGTTCAATTGAAGGCATAATCTCAGCTTGAGGCGGAGCCAGTAATCTGAACATCATCCAGATTTGAACGATCCTGAACTAAACCATGGATGAGAAGTAGACCTTGCCATCGTGGTATAGATCAGAAGTTGCTGAAGTAGGCACGTTGCTATTGCCCTTATAAATTATCTGGCCATCATGAACCGGTTGATTAAAGATGTTCGAGATTTCTTTGCTCTGGTTAAAAATCCTTGAGCTCTGGTTGGCCCGATTCAAGATACTCTCAAAAGTGGTATGGTTTTGAGCATAGTTAGAAACAAATGATTCTGGACTTGTCGCCCTTCTCATCTGTTCAACTTTATCAACACCACCCCATTTTTTAATATCATCTTGGGACCAAACAATTTCTCCTTTATGCACGGCACCAGCAATCTCATATTTCTTACCTTTGCCTGTATATCCTCCATCTGCAAAACCATTGTCTTTGAAGATAGAAACTTCTTTCAGCAATTCTTTCTCAGCATTCTGCACGGTACTGTTTGAAACATTACTATTCAGAACTTTTGAGTTAGAAAGGTTAGATATATTTGAAATCGACTTGTTGTCATTAAATGCTTTTGAACTCAAGAAAGAACGGTTAAAAACATTCTCTATTGAAGTGTTGTTCTGTGCATGATTATTGATAA